ATCGCTTAAGATGCGTAATCTATTTATACTACTGATATCAGGAGATTCCTGATTCATATAGTGGTGTAGGTGGACGTCCTAGAAAGATTAATAACTTCTTTCCATTGTGGAAGGGTTATTAAAGAGTAGACAATCTCCTTATGTACGGTTCTCTCGTGTAGTCCACATAACACGAGGAACATACTTAGGAGAGCTTTTCCGCGTCGTGAGACGCGAAAGAGAGTTCCAACGTTTAACTGATCTAGGGGAGATCACTGACTCCAGCAAAGAATTCGAGAAGGGGTTCTCTTGTTCTCTGTGGTGCAGCCCTACTTCCGTAGGGGTTAACGCGAGAAGGCTCAATGCTTTCTCAAGCAAAGCAACTGACTTAGAAAAGTCGTATGTTTTGTAGAACTCCTTTCGTGATCTCTCGAAGTTCACTCCTGCCTCGTTCTGGGTTTTATCATACATCCGCTTGTGAGCGGGTACGATAACAGACCGGAACCAGGTGATATATTCTTCAGGTGGTTTTCCAAAGATGTTATCTATAAAGGATAGATAGTCTTTGGTAACCAATCTCTTCTTCTTTCCATCCTTCGACTTAACAAAGGATTTAAAGGAGAAGAAACCATCAATTACGGTATGGGACCGTTTTATTGTTGGAATGAAGACAGTATCTCTGATCTCTGTCCATAATGATTGGAAAGCGATTTCAAGCGCTGCCCACATCATCTCCCCTGATTGGCCACCCGCGGTTGCGAGTGTATACCAGTCAAGGAAGTTGGAGACACCGAAAGGTGCTCCTGGACGAGTCAACAGGAGAATTGCTGAGCGTAAGGTCTTCGGAAGCCACTGTAACTGTCGGTTGACAGCTGCAGTGGAAGCCTTATAACCAATACCCATGAACCGAGCAACATGATATAGGCTTAACTTAGCTCCTATCTTGGATTGCACGGTTGCGATAAGTTCAGGTATGTAACCTGGACCTAACCAACCGACGGCGATACCTCCTAGGGATAACCCAGAAATGAGTTTTCCCTTGTAGTAGAACCGTTTTGCAAACTCCAAGGAGGAGTTAGTTGAAATGATCGACTT